CTTCTTTTAGAAACTCTTCAAACTTTTTCACTCTTCTATGATTAAATTAAACCATTCTTCACTCATGCCTTTGATTATATCATCAGCTGATTCCTGATCTGGTGCATATCCTTCACGAATTAAATGCTCAGAAACCTTCTTATAATTTTGATGAGCCTGTTGAGTTTCTCTTGGACTTGGTTTCATCGGTAATTTTAGCTTTATATGTATTTAGACAAAAAAAGAGACCCATAAGGGTCTCTAGAAAATATGTAATATATGAATTACATTAAGTTTGCAACTTTAACTCTTCTGTAGTATACGTTGCTGTTACGAGCAAGTGCATCAGCAGCAGGTACAACTGCACCTTTAGCAAATGGGTTTGCGACGATTCCGTAACGAGTCTTAAATCCAATTTTTGGTTGGAAAGTGTCTGCTCCCACACTACGTACCATCTGTAGAGGAACGTATGGGCAGTAGAATATACCTGCGTCATAAGGTGATGTACCTTTATAACCTGCAACATAGTACTGACTAGCAGATACGTTTGCTGCGTATGGGTCAATATAGACTCTGAACTTACCTGCAAGAACACCAGCAAATGTATTACCTGTGTCATCTACATTTAAGTTTGCATTTAACGCTGGTGTGTAATCAAGTACACCTGCCATTGTTAATGCTGAAGCAACGTCTGCGGAACATAGGATCATGTTGCCCTTTCCACGACGAGTTCTTTGTGCGATTGCGTTAGCATCTCTTTCGATCTGGAAGATCAAACCTTTGAACTTCTCAACAGACCATCTTCCGTTTGAGTCAACGTCTAAGTCGAAAGTACCTGCTGTTGCTGTATTTACAGCAGCACCTGGTTCTGCTACGTTATAGATTGTTCTAATAACTTCTCTGTTGATCTCAGCAAGAATCTCAGTTGATAGAATGTTTGCTAACTCAGCCTCTGCATTCAATCCGTGGATTGCTTTGAGGTCTTGTGCTAGTTCTAAACTGTACTCTGCTTTTAGTGCTCTGGACTTCGCAGTAACAGTGACCTTCTCGATTGAGAATGCCATCTGATGGAATGCTGCTGCGCCTGTACCATCGAGTGCTTCTGACTCAGATGTAGACATACCCTGACCTACGTTGTAGATCTTGGACTGTGCACTAGTTCCTGTTGCAGATGGATCAAGTAGACTTGGGTTAGATCCTGCTTGTGCAGTTGTACCTAAACCAACCTGTGCATCAACCATGCCAGATGTGTTAGTTCTACCTTCATTCTGACCAGAGAATGCTGAATCTACCTCGTTGTAGAATGTCTCATCACCAGATGGACCTTCAAGACGAGATCTCATTGCGAATATAAGTCCTGT